GCGTTATAGGCGTAGCTATAGGGATAGGTAGGCAGACCCCTAGCTGCGCGCCAAGCGCCTGTGTCAAGCCAGCTAGCTAGGTGGAATTGGGCAAGCCCTGCCGCAGCACCATTGTCCCCGGTCACCCCAGCCCTGCCGCCAGACTCAATAGCTATGATGCCCCTGACCAGCTTAGGGGTAACTGCCGGGTCAGCAGCTAGGGCTGAGCTGCAAAGGATCAGGCTAAGCAGGCGCATCATTTACGCACAGGGGTTAGCGCCCCCTTAATGGTTTCCCCATTGTAAAAGGTGACATTCCAAGTGAGGCAGACAAAGCCCCCATAGGCAATATGCACATCAGTCCAAGCTTCAGTGACGCTATCAATCTGCCGGAGTCTGTCACCCAGATCACTAGACCAGCCCCTAGCTACCTTCAGCGCGCTGCGCTCAGTGTGGTCACCCTGTATCAGCCTATCATTTAAGAAATACAGCTCCTGAATAATACAGTGAACCTGCCAATTTACTTGGTCTTTAGACATAGCTTGTGGGTATGGTGTGAATAAGTCTGGGGTTGGCATAGGCTAGCTTTATTTGTCCCAGCGTATGCAGACCAAGGAAGGGTGACGCAGTGACCCGGCAGGGGTCAGGCTAAGGCAGCTCACTTCAGCTACTGCCCCAATATACTTAGCCTGCTGGTCATAGATCTGCTGGCGCAGGGTGTCTGACATACCTGAACCAACCCGCACAGGCTTACCGTTGAAGGTCACCAGCAAGCTGCCAAGTGTGCCGTCAAGTCTGCCTGTGCCGGGGATAAAACCAACCACCCTACAGTCATAGGTCTGGCTTGGCTTCATCTTAATCCAAGCCCTGCAGCGTTTGCCTTGGTGATAAGCTGCATCTACATCTTTCAGCATCAACCCTTCAAAGCCTAGGGCAAGCGCGTCTTCCAGCAGGTTGTCAGCCATCAGCTGCAGATCAGAAGTGGTTAGGGTATCAATCACAGGGGTCATACGCACACTGTCCTGCGCGCAGCCCTTCATCCCTGCATCAGCAAACATAGTTTCTAGGCAGTCCCTGCGCAGGCAGTAGGGCACACCATCACTTTCACCCCAGCCAGCTACTTGGATCAGGTCAAACAATGTAATACAGGCTAGGTCAGCAGGCTCATACTTCTGGCGCAGCTTACCTACACCATTAAAGAAGTCAGTGCCTGCAGTAGCTTCACCATCCATAACCACCCTGCTACCGATTGCCTCAGCCAGCCTGAGTATGTCAGGGGTCAGGGCTTCAAGGCTGTGCAGTGGGTTGCCGTTGCGGGTGTGGTAGGTGACCAGCTGGGTTGCCGGGTCAGCTGTGATGATTACCCTGACACCATCAAGCTTAGGCTCAATAGCCCAAACCCGGTCAGGCAGGCTGCTTAAGCTGGTGAGCTGCGCGGCAAGCATAGCTTTAGGGGTGGTCATAGCTTAGCGCTTCTTAGTGGTCAGGCTGTTCAGCGCGCAGGCTAGCAGCAGGATCAGGGTGAAGCCTACAGCTAACAGTCCCATACCCTTAAAGTAGTGGGCTTGGGCTTCAGCTAGGGTGGTCTTAGCAGGCTGGGTGGTATGGGACTTGTGCGTTTTCATAGGGCGGGTGGTCATAAAGGGTTAGTCCCAGATACCAGCAGCTTTGTCCCAGCTGCCAACCTTAGCGTGACGCTTGGTAAGCCCTGTGTGGTCATAGCTGGCGCTGCGCTTGAAGGTGCGCAGGCAGGGCGGCAGCACCCGGTAGATGCGATCCGATAAGACAAGCTTCCAATAGGTAAGCTGCTGCTGAGTCCTGACGCTGATGCTAAGGGCATCTAGCCAAAGCTGGGTGTTAGGCTGGATGCTGGCAACCAGCTCAGCGTCAGCCAGCTTCCGGGCTTCCAGCTTGGCTACCCAGAAAGGCGCAGCGTATTCCAGCTGGGCGGGTGTCCAAGTCTTCAGGTCAGTGCGGTCAGTGGGGGCAGTGGGCTTCATAGGGCGGGTGGTCATAGGGAAAGATTAGCGGGTGTAGAAGGAAGGGTGCAAGTCATTCCAGAAGTAGCGACCAGCTGCCGGGTTGTGTTTGATGATCAGCTGCTGCACAGCCATAGCGCTGTCAGCCCCATCAGTCTTCACGCGCTCAGTCAGGGTAGCGTCAGCTTCAGTCAGGGTGTAGCGCAGGGACTTGGCTACGGCAGCAACCTGCTTCTCAGACAAGCTGCCCTTTTCAAACAGCTTCCACAGTATGTCAGCCCGGAAGGTGGCAGCGCTTTGGGGGTAGCCAAAGCAGTGCTTAGGGTTGAAGGACTGCACCAGCGCAATCACCAAGGGGCAGGCAGCAAGCGCGGCAAGCCTAGGCTCAGCCACTTCCTTGATGATACGCTGCTGCTCAAGGTGGGCTTCCCTGCGCTGCTCATAGCTCAGCTTCTCAGCAGCCATACGCTCAGCGTCCAGCTCCCTGCCCTTAAAGCGCAGCTGTTCAACCCGGCAACCAAGGTGGGTGGCTAGGCAAGTGCCGCCCCATACCTTGCCTGCGTATAGGTGAGAATACTTGAGAGCCTGACCGCAGCAGCTGCAGATCCCGGTGACTTCATTAGCTTCCATAGTGGTAGTGCGTAAGGGTTAGGACTTAAGCCAGACCATAGCGGTCTGCTTGTGCGCGCAAAACTCAGCGCTGCCCAGCTGGTTGCCTTCAGCGTCAAGGTGCTGCAAAATCCAGCTGCGGCAGCTGCGGTCATACCAAGCGCGCTTAGCCCGGTCAGGGCTGTAATAGTTTCGGGTGGTCATAGGTCACTTAACATACCCACCCCAGCCCTGCCGTCAAGCCCTTTGCCTAAGCCCTTTGGGACTGCCCCAGCGCTCAAGCTTCCACCGGGCGCGATCTGCCTGCCGCCCCTTCAGCCAAGCCAGCTTAGCCTGCCTAGCCCTTAGGGTCTTAGACCCCCTTAGCTGCCCCTTGGCGGGGGGTATTGGGGTGGGTTTGGCTGTCTGCCTAGGTTGCCGGGGCATAGGGCTTCCTAGCCCATCCTGCCAGCTGGGGTGGGCAAGCCTACATTCTAACGCGCCTATAGCCCTGCCGCCATAGGGTATCCACTACCACTGCCGTCAGGTGACGCACCTTAGCTTCTGGCATATCCATATCCCCGCAGTGCAGGCTTTCGTGAACCACCGTATTTAGCCTGCTGCGCTCAGTCCTGTGCTTGCGGTCAATACGGATCTCATACCTGTTGCCGCCCATAGGCTCAGCTTCACCCCAGCAGTCTTCTGCCGTAAGGTCAGCTTCCACCACCCTGACTTTCTTTTTAATCTTAGCCATTGGTGGCAGGCTTCCAGAAACGATATGCCAGCGCGCAGCCAATCAGCAAGCAGCCAAAGGATAGGGCTAGGCTAACATCCCGGCAAGTAGTCAGTGCCTGTGTCGCGCTGTTCAGGTTATTCTGCAGGCGCTGATCATCAGACACAAACCCACCGGGCTGGTCAGGGGTAATCAGCAGCACCATAAAGTCAGCCTTGTGGATGCTGGTAAGGATAAAGTCTGCGGTCAGGTAGAGGGTTAGACCGCACAGCCCTGATATGACAACGCAGCCAACCACTGCCAGCAGCAGGTTATGGGCATTGAAGCGCAAGCTGGGGTTGTCACTTGGCATTTTTCTTCCCCTTCTTACCGGGGGTTTTCCGGGGCTTGGTAGGTTTAAGCTCAGCCTGTGCTGCCTGCACCTTAGCCTGCATCTTAGCCTTTAGGAATTGAAGACCATACTGCTGCACTTCCGGGGCGGCAAAGCCTGCAATACCACAAATACACACCCTAAGGTTTTCCTGTTCCACATACCCCTTAGCCAGCTGATTAACAAAATAAGCTGTGACCATAGCAGCTGCCGCAGATCTGAGCAGGTAACCCCAGCTAGCCCTTTCCTCAGACATTAACTGCCGCGCGATTAGGGCAGACCCACCAAGGGCTGCAGCTATGATGCCTTGTTTAATGGCTTCATCCCCGGTCACTGACTCAAAGCCTGTAGGTGTTGCAGCGCTCATTACTCAGGTGGGTTGGCAGGGTCAGTGGGCTGGTCTTCTGGGGCTTCTACCTTTGCAGCTGGGAACAAATAGCGCCAGCCCTTGATGCTAACGGCAACCAGCCCTTGCAGTGCGGCAAGACCAACCAGCGCGCAGATCCCTATGATAAGCCAGCTGAAGGCAGGGCTATCCATTACCCAAGTAAGGCTAATGGTCAGGACACCCCCAAGGATTACCAACCCGGCACTAAGCTTGCTGACACCCACCCAGCTGCCAAAGGCTAGCAGCGCCACACCTAGTGCAATCAGTCCAGCGCCTAGGGTGCTGAGCTGCTGGGCTATCTTATCCTTTCGCGCCTGCTCAATAGCTGCCTTGTGGTTATCAATCTGCGCCTTCAGCTCAGTGATCTCAGCTGCGGACTTCTTTTGCTGGGCTTCCATTTTAGCCCACAGGTCTTCTAGGTCTGTCTTCAGTTTAGCACCATAGGCTTTGGCTTCTAGATACGCCTTGGGGTCATTTAGCTGGATGCGCTGCCGCACAAAGGCAAGGTCACCCGGCAGCACCAAGGGTAAGTAGCTGGCAGCAACAGACAGCTCAGCTTCTACGGCAGCAGGCTTACCATCAGCATTGGCTTCACGCGCCCCTTGGATGCTGGCAGCAATACGCTGGTCAGCCTTGTCCTGCTTATTGCCAAAGGTAGTGGTAGCGTCTTCTACCGGGATAGGGGTAGGGTCAGGCGCATCAGCCTTCTT